GCAAGTGGAAACATACCTGCAATACCATCGGTAATTCTGACAATCCAACAAATAAGATAAAAAAATAACTATTTCTAAAAATAGCATTGTTAAATTTAAAATAAACAAAAATGAACGCAAAACAAGTATTAAATAAGATAATTACTCTTTTATCTAAAGATGAAGTAGAATTAACTTATGCAAAGTTAGCTGACGGAACAATCGTAGAATCAGCTACATTCGATGTAGGTGAAGACCTATTCGTAGTTTCAGAAGATGGAACTAAATCACCAGCTCCAGATGGTTTCCATGACTTGATGTTGAAAGATACAGAAGGTAACGAAACTCTTTTGAAAGTAAAATCAGAAGGTGGTAAAATTGTAGAAAGAGAGAATGTAGAATTAGCAGACGCAGATGCATCTATGGAAGAAGTTAAGGATTTACCTAACACTAATGTAGAAGATGAAGCAAATGTTGTAGCTGATGTTAAATCTCCAGCAAACAATTCAAAAGGATTAAAGCCAGCATCTATGATGGCTGAAGAAACGGAAGAAGTAGGTAAATTACCTTCAACAGGTGATGGAATGCCTGCAGATAACGAACCTTCAACTGAAGAAGATAAGCCTGAAATTGAAATCGAATTGAAAGATATGGTTGAGAAATTAGCATATAGAATCGAAGAGATGGAAAAGAAAATGATGGAAATGGCTGAACCTAAAATGAAGGAAGAAGTTGTTGACAAAGATGCAGAAGTTAAAAAAGAAGAAGATGTTGAAATGGAGTTACCTAAATTAGATGGTGCACCTGTTGAAACTAAGATGTCTGCAGAATTAAATAAGAAAAACTTTGGTAAGAAAGTTGCAAATTCGCAAGATTCATTCTTATCTAAACTTTATAAATAAAAATTATTAACAATCATTAAATTAAAAAAATGAAAGCAAAACAAAATTTCGCATTACCTACAATCACCACTACATATGCGGGTGAATTTGCAGGTCAATACATCGCAGCTGCGTTGTTAAGTGCAAGAACTTTGGATAATAAGCTTGTAGAAATTCACCCTAATGTGAAATTCAAAGAAGTTATCCAAAAATTAGATGTATCTGGTATCGTACAAGACGCATCTTGTGATTTCGTAACTTCAGGTAGTGTTGCATTATCTGAGAGAATCTTAGAACCAAAAGAATTACAAGTTAACTTACAATTATGTAAGCAAGAGTTTGTAGATTCATGGGAAGCATTACAATTAGGATATAGTGCATTTGATACTATTCCTGCTAACTTCAACGATTACTTAATCTCTTATGTAGGTGGTAAAGTAGCTGAAGCAACTGAAACTGCAATCTGGCAAGGAACTGCAACTAATGGTTCTTTCTTAGGATTTGAAACTGCATTCTCTGCATCAATTGCAGCGGGTGGAGCAACTGCAGTATTAGCAGCTAAATCTGGTAGTGTTATTATCTCTGGTAGTATCACTTCAGCTAACGTGTTAGACAAAATGAATTCTGTTGTAAACACTATTCCTGATACAGTATACGGTAAGCAAGACTTATTGTTGTATGTTGGTACAGGTGTTGCTAAAGCTTATCAACAAGCATTAGCAGGTGGTGCAATTGGAGCAAACGGATGGAACAACCAAATGAACGTTGGTGAAAAACCATTCAACTTCAACGGTATTGAAATCGTTCTTTGCCCTGGTATGAGTGCTAACAAAATTGTAGCAGCACAAAAATCAAACTTATTCTTCGGAACTGGTTTGTTAAGTGACTACAATGAAGTTAAAGTATTAGACATGGCAAACATTGACGGTTCTCAAAACTTTAGAATTGTAATGAGATACACTGCAGGTGTTCAGTTCGGTATCGGACAAGACATCGTTTACTATGGTGCTTACTAATAAAAACTAATTAAAGGGTGAGTAAAAAACACTCACCCTTTTTAATAACAAATTAAAACTTAACAGATATGGCTTGTAATTTATCAGCTGGAAGAAACGAAGTATGTAAAGATAGTATCGGTGGCTTAGCCGGCGTTTACTTCTTAAACTATACTACTGGCTCTTTCACTAAAAACGGAAGTGGTGAAGTTACTGCATTCCCTTCAGGAAGCACAGTATACTATTACCAATTGAAAGGAACAAGTGCATATACTGAGACAGTTAACACATCTCGTGAAAATGGAACAACTTTCTTCTCACAAGAATTAGTTCTTAACTTGAAGAAATTGACAAACGAAATGACTACTCAGCTTAAATTAATGGCGTATGGTAGACCTCAAATCGTTGTACACACAATGAACGGAGATGCTTTATTAGTAGGTGAAGTAGAAGGTGCAGATTTAACTGCTGGTACAATTTCTACAGGAGCAGGAATGGGCGACCTTTACGGATACAGTGCCACATTTACTGGTCAGGAGAAATTACCTGCAGCGTTTATTTCTGGATCTACAACAACAAATCCTTTCGCAGGATTAGGTGCAAACCCAACTGTTGTTTACGGAACTAATAGCTAAACTCAGTATATCACAAATATATTATAAAGACCCTACTCTTAATTGAGTGGGGTTTTTTTATTGATTATATTTACGATTTCCTTTGTTAGAGATAAGAACAAACTAATACAAGATAATGCTTACCTATTTTATATCTGGCAGCAATAATTATACTATTAGAGTAGCACAAACTACTTCTAATGCATTCACAATGTCACTTCAAGACATGACAAGACTTACAAATACAACTGCATCATTGACAAATATAAGTTATAATGATTGTGAGAGTATGTTAAGTTTCACTGCTTCAATTAGTGGTGCTGTAATAGGTGAAGAATATAGAACATATATAACTGCAGGTAATAAAACTATTTATGATGGTTCAGTGCAAGTATTTACTTCACAAAGCATTGATAAGCCAGAATACAAAACACAAAATGATGGATTTATCTCACATCCTTCTACAAACGAATATGTAATTATAGATTAATATGAAAAAAGAAACTAAACTTTCAATTGTAAATGTAACCAATAACCAACTTCCTTATATTACTGAGGATACTAAATCTCGTTATACATGGGTGCCATTCGGTGTTTATGGACACGACGATTTTTTCGATGCAGTTAATATTGCATACAATGCATCAACAACCAATGCTGCATGTGTGGAAGGAATTGCAGATTTGATATATGGTAAAGGTTTATACTCAAAGAACGAAGGATTTAATGAGTTATTACAAAAGATAATTCCTCAGGAAGAAACTAAAAGAGTTTCATTTGATTTGAAATTATTTGGTAATGCAGCTTATCAAGTATATTGGAATGATGAACATACTAAGATAATCAAAATGTATCACACTCCAATTCAAACACTTCGTGCTGAAAAGATATACTCAAATCCTAAAATTGAAAACTACTATTATTGTGTAGATTGGAATGACCAAAGAAAAGTAAGAGATAAAAAGAAAATACCTGCATTTGGAACATCTCAAGAAAAGATGGAAATACTATGGGTAAAGAATTATAGTCCAAATTTATACTATTATAGTTTGCCTGATTGGGTTTCTGCAATGCAATACTCAATTGTTGAAGGTGAGTTATCAAACCTACACTTAAACAATATTGAAAATGGTTTCTTACCAATGGTGATGTTGAATATGAATAGTGGAGTTCCTGCACCAGAAGAAAGACAAACAATAGAAGATTTACTTTATGCTAAATTTACAGGCACTAAAAACGCAGGTAAGTTTATGTTATCTTTCAATGATGACCCTACAACAAAACCGACAATAGATGTAATTCAAATCGATAATTTACATGAGAAGTTTCAGTATGTAGCAGAATACGCACAAGATAGAATCTTAGTTGCACATAGAATTACATCTCCTTTATTATTCGGTATCAGAACTGCAAATAACGGATTTAGTTCACAATCAGAAGAGATGAAAACAGCTTTCTCTATTTTGCAATCTATGACAATAGGGCCTTTTCAAAACTTGATATTAAACACTTTGGATATGGCATTGAGAGATGGAGGATATAGTGATATGGAATTATACTTTGAACAAGCGACACCATTGGTAATATTAAGTGAAACTGCAGAAGAAACTGGTAAAAGTATTGATGAAGTGCAAGATGAAACAAATGAATCAATGGAGAATCCTGCAACAACTGATGATGGACAAGACCAAACAGTTGAAGAACCATTACCAAATAAAGCAGATGAAGAAAGTTTTTCTATGTTAGAATTGAATAGTAGAGAATATGAAATATTTGGTAAAACAAACTAATTTTAGTATATTACAAGTATGGAAAACTGGAAACAAATAGAAGGATTTAATGGATATGAAATTAGTGATTTAGGAAATGTTAGAAGATTTCATAGATGGCCTAATAAAGATGGTA